TTGTCTCCAACTTGTAGCTCTAAAGTCTTAAGACCAAAACTAGCATTAACTGTAAGTTGTTGTCTATTACGCTCCAAGGAAATTAGAGCCAACCTTCTAGCTTCTATAGAGTTGTCAGTAAACGATAAGTCTACATCAGCTACAGATTCTTGGTTATTATCAGCAATTAGAAAAGCAGAGCTAGTAACTTGTGGGTAGTCTGTAGTTTGCCAGTTACTTTCTTCACCTCTAAACGTACCTTTAATAACATTAAAGTTATCTCTTCTAGAGTGTCTAGTGCTAACAGATATACCTGATCTAAGGTCGTCTTCATTTAGATCCATTACTGTGTCAGTCCAGTAAGCAGGTTTAGCTCTCCACTTACCTTGAGCATACCACAAAGTACCCCCCATAGACTTAAGTAATTCTGTTATCATATCATAAGGAGTAGAGGCTGTAGTAAATGAGCCATTACAAGTAAAACGCTTTGTGCCAGCATCAGTATTAGTTTGATCGCATACGTCAGCCGCAGAGGAAATTAAGGTATCATCTATATTAACAGCCTCTTCAGCTAATCCATACTTGCTTGTTAAGTAGTCCCTTAAGCATAAAGCAGGGTTGTCTGAGTGAGATGTAGTACCACTCCTAGGGTCGTATACTTTCTTACCACTTACTACAGTAGTAATAACAGGTATACCATTAGGAAAAATGTCAGCGTCAAAAGTTAATCTAGCATACATATAAGCTATGCCACTAAGTTTGTGTTCACTAGTCCACTTACCATTAGATTCATCTATAAGGTCAGTATCTGCGTCTTGGTCTGTAGAACCATTGTGGGTCTTAATTCTTATTACATAATCATATGTAGTAAATGAATAGTAAGTTCCAGTATTAGGTAGGTAAACTTTAATGACATTTTCTTTAACATACTTAGAAGGTGCTGTTACAAACCCATCACTATTCAGAGTTACCAACTCATCATTAATGTATATCTCATCAAAAGATTGTACTTCATGTCCTGCTACAGCTATAACTCTATGTAAGAATTTATTGTTTGTGCCTGTACCTTCATCAAATACTATAGCTCCACCAACCTTCATCCTACCATATATAACAGAGTGATCTTGAGCTGGTCCTATTTTGTTAGTTTGATAACCTCTGTTAGATCCTGATACAGTAGGCTTAGGCATTAATGCACCTAGTATAGCACTAGTAGCTAACGAAGTTACTAAATAACCAACTGCGTAATGTATTGCCGTACTTGTTACAAAAGACCCAACTAAAGCGGCCCCAACTACTGCTACCATGTTATAATTCCTTTTCGTACTTAGTTTCTACTTCACGATAACCCATGCGTGAAAGGAAGTTTCCAATAGGGTTTTTATTAGAAGAGGATGCTATAACCTTAGAAATACCATCATCTTTAATACAAGTCTCTACAAACTTAAACAACCTCTTACCAACTGTAGATTTTCTGTAGTCTTTATGCACATATACTGCATCATACAAACCCATAAGCTCACCTTTAGTTGTTAAGGGGGCTACTACTACAACTAGAAAGTAACCAATCATCAGTCCTTCTTTCCTAGCTGTAAAGAACTTCAGTTTTCCTTGTTGTTCTAATATAAAGTAGGATTCCCAATCTATGTTTAGATCTCTTGTGTCGCTACCAGATTCATCCCACTCTAGTAAAGCTAGTGGTTCTACTTCACGTTCACAAAGACTTAACACTTCTTGTTGATACTTAACTGCCACTCTTACGACCCCAAGCAACTTGTTTATCTTGTAGGTCTTCTATGAAGTCTAAACCTAGATCATCAGGATAAATAGACTTCTGATAACCAGATGTATACCTAGCTACCCTAGCTCTCTCAAGATCAACTAACCTATTCTCTACCGTAACTTCTATTGTAGATGTATCAGCAGACTCTTCTATGTTCATCTGATCCATGTAACCTGAGAATATCTCGTTTAAACCTTTAGTACCAGTGTCTACAAGTATTTGGCTACCATCTTGTAAAAGTATGTAGTCTCCACTTTGCTTAAGTAAAGCTCCACTTTCTGAGATTGTACCAAAGTATATGTTACATACACGACCCTGATAAGGCTCACTGAGAGCTAGTGAGATAACTTCAGAGGGAATACCACTTAAAGATACCGTAGCTCCCTTAACAGCCATCTCAGCGGTCTCTTCTATGCTAGAAATGCTTAGTAATGTCCCTGCTCCTATCCACACTACACCATCTAATACAAGATTACCTACGCCAGTCCATATACGTAGTGTATTAGGAACTTGTAACCCCGTGTCAGGGTCTGTGTGTGTACCATCAAACAATAGTTCAACAGCATTGAATGGACGTACTACATCTTTATTGATATTCTCTAATGTTGTAGGATCTAAGGAACGGGACATGCTGACTACTTTCTCTTTAGGTTATTACCAAGGCGTACCAGTTGCGGACGTTGGATTTGCAATCGCTTCTATCTTAGCTTCATTTGACGCTTCTATATCAGCTTTAACAACTTGTTCATGTACCCAACCTAGTACCACTGCTTCTGTTAAATCAGCATAAGCTACAAAGCTATCAGAGGTTGGATCAGGTGTGTGACTTGTGGTTCCGTATGATGATGCAATTCTTGGTCCATCTGTGCTACTACAACGCCAGTGAGCTACTGTCACTCCATCATCAGATGTGTTTCGCTCTAGGTTAGCGATAGACCATGTATGTGTTGTTGGCATGTTGTTATCCTTATGTTGGTTTAGTAGGCCATGTTAATGTATTAGGAAAACCAGATTGTTCTGGTAGGTCAAGTAAGTCAGTTCGATACTGTGTCCACTCTGCCTGTTTAGCATCTGTGAGTTCGCCCCAACGTAGGGGGTTAGTTACTAAAGGGTCTACTTCTTCATATAACTTTTGGTCACGTTGTTCTCTTAGAGTTGCAGATAACTCTGCATCTAACTCTACTTGAGTAGGTGCTACATAAGCCGCATAGTCTGAGCTAATGAGTTCAAGCAATACGCTGTTGTCTACAGTTATATCTGTATCACTAGGATCTAATGTGTAGGGTATCCATCCGTAGTCTGGATGATTAATCTCTACATCAAACAAAGTATTTTCTATGTTAAGTGATTGTGCATTACGCACTTCTGTTATTGTTATACTCATTTAAGAAGTCCTTACAAATAAGCCAATAGAGGCATAATTAGCTCCATATCTTGTGTGTCCAAACATTGCTCTCCAACTTCCCTGTGGTATTGGTGTTGTAGGGTTAGTCCCTGTTCGAACTGTTGTTCCTGAGCTTGTTACACCAGTACTAAATCCTGCATATACTAGTCCAGACCCAGCATAAGAAGATCCAGCAGTTATATTAACACCAGCAACTGTTCGTAAAAAAGCATAAGTTCCAACTGCACCAAGTGTTGTACTAGAACCAACACCTGTTAGGTTAGAGCCATCGCCGTAATAGTTTACAGCGTGTACGTCTTTGAAGCGCCTTGAGCTGTCACCTATGTCTATAGTTGCATCTAAATTAGCACCGCTTACACCACAAGGTCGTATGTGATTTGTAGCGTCATCAAATCTAATACCAGTATCACCAGTACCGACATACATATCGCCACCAACAGTACCAATACTACCTACAGTTGTGCCGTCTTTGGCAAACTGCACGATGTCACCATCAGATGTCTTGCGGTTTAAAAATGCAACACGATTGCCATCTCTTGTACCTACAATCTGCCCGTCTGCCCTTGCCTCAAAGCCAGCATCACTGCCGCTTGTTGAAGTTCGACCCACCAACACGTTTCCTGACGAGTCTATGCGCATACGTTCTGTACCATCATCTAAAACTCTAAAGTTGTTCTGATAGTTTTCTATTTGGAAAGAACCAGAAGCACCGTTAGTATGTTTTGCAGTTAATTTAATACCTGCTGATGCGCCCGATAGATACCCATTGTTTTCTACTTCTAGTAATAAGGGTGCAGAATGTAGTTGCTTAAATACGTGTAAAGGTTCAACAGGCGAACTCGTACCAATACCCACTCGACCTGATGAGTCTATTCGCATGGCTTCTGAGCTGTTAGTCTCAATAATAATATTGGCGTTTTCTCGCTGAACTATATAAGCATCAGAGCCTCCTACACCAATATCAAAACCATCAGAGGTGGCAAAGCCTGTTGTAGAATTACGGAATCCAGCTAAACCGTTGACAGTTAAAGGTCTAGGAGTCTCAGTTGTGCCAATACAAACTCTTACACCAGCATAAACAGTGTCTGAGAGGTAGAGGTCAGACCAGCGTGTACTTGCGCCTCCTAACTTCATTGCACCGTTGGTAGCCACGCCACTTGCATTTGCTGGTAGAAGGTCAGAGCCCCCTAAACGAACACCACAAGCTGTAGAGGCGAAAAACGGTCTTCCGCTTTCAGTCCCAATGCTACCTACAGTTGCGCCGTCTTTGCGGAAGTCTAAAATTTTTCCATCAACACTTGTCTTATTAAAAATAGCTACCTGAGTATCAACGCTACCGCTAACAGTAAAGATTGACGATGTAGCACCTCTTAAACAAGTTCCTGCTGTTGCAACATCTGCTGAAGTCTTACCCACCAACAAGTTGCCTGATGAGTCTATGCGCATACGTTCTGTACTGTTGGTTGCAAATCTTAAATAACCGTTTTTATAATTCCAAAACTCAGCATTAGTGCTATCAGAGCTACCTATTAGGAAGTTAGCATTACCTGACGAATCATAGCCGCCAACTTGTGTCCTACCGTCAGTGCTTGTTTCTAGTTTGAGAATATTTGTAGTGCCTTTAACGTGCAATGGGTAGTCAGGCGAACTCGTTCCCAACCCAAGACGTTCAGCACTAGCATCCCAGAAGAACTTAGCAGTTGTGCCTGTGTCCTCGTAGAAGCTGATGTCTCCTGTACTGCCACCAATTTTTAAAGCGGTAGTTGTCCCTCTTTCAAAGATAATCGTATTT